GTGCCAGCAAAAACTAATCGTTGTTCAAAGAATGATACTGAACTTGGGTGTCCTGTCGTATCTGAAAATGCTCCAAGCTTCCATTCCGTAGTTGCAGTCGTAGCATCAAAATCATCTTTAATATCTATGGTTACATTTTGTGCATCTGTAAATGTAACAATCTTTGCATAACCGTTTGCAAAATTAATTAATCTTCCAACATCAGTTGATGCAAAAGTATTTGCAGAAGCGGTTAATGAAATTCCTGTTCCTGTTGTTGCTCCAGGTGTCATTGTAGTTGATGTGGTGTTTGGAGGTAAATACGGACCATCAGTAAATTCAACTTCATCAAGTGACCAGGCTGTATGACCTGTTCTTGAGAGTTTCATTGTTTCATGGTTGGGGTGTGTAATATACATAACATCAGCAGATTGCGCCCACTTAATTTCAAATAACTCTGCTTCTAAATATGGAGAAGATATTTCATACGCTACTCCACTTGATAAAATTTGTCCTTTGTCTTTATAAAAACGGATATACTGATTTCCAAATTCTAAAACATAAGTTTGAGTAGTAGAAAATTCAAAAGGTATTAATCTTGTTTTTTTAGAACTATCTTTAACTTCAGAAATAAATTGCGTTCCTACTCTTCGTGTTGCTGCTCCTTGTGGGTGAATAAGAAAATTTTCTAAAGTTTTAGTTGCTGTAGAATATTTATCAAAGTCTGTTCTGCCATCAAGTTTAGCACCAAACTCACCACTAACAAAAGATGTTAAAGCTAATGTTGTTCTTGGCATTATAACCTCGCATCAGTAAATTCGTTGCTTTCAATCGTTCCTAAAGAATTTTCTGTTGCATCTATAAATCTTGCTTCTCTTAATCTCTCATCAGCTGTTTCTAAATAATTCTTAGCAAGTGTTGCATTATTGGTAATGGCATAAGCAATGTCTGCTGCAAGCGCTGCACTGATGGCTTCTTGCAAATACGCATCGTATTCATTGGGGTCAGTTACTAATGCAATGTAAACTAAATAAACTGTGCCTTCGTCTGTTTTAACTTTTCTTCCTTCAACAACATAATCTAAATCACTTTCAATACTATCGGTTGTTCCGTTATGAACTTTTAAAACTCTTAAACAATCTGAAGGTAAGGTAAATTGATTTGTATATTCAACAACAGGTGCGTCAGCATCTTCTGCTAATTGAACTCTTTTTGTTAAACAGTTCCAGGCATGAGACCTAAATATTCTGTTTCGAATAGGTTCATATCTTTGGTTACATAACCTCGCATTTTTACTATCATCAGTTAATGCAGTAATTGTACTAGCTCCCAAAAGATTTAATGCACTGTTACATAAATCTACTACGCTTGCCATTTTTCTATCTCCTTACAAGTTACAAATATTTTTGCTGGTAAATTCTTTTTTTCAAATTCTGTAATAATTTTTTTTAATGTCTTTGTTGCTTCTTCTTTGCATATGTTTAAAGTTTTAAACTCTCTTGGTCTCTCTTCTTTAAATTCAAAACAATTTTCTAAAACAGGCGAACACGCCATAAACAACATAATAAATATTTTCATTAGATTAAGAGGCTGGCAGCGCATCACGCTAACCGCCAACCTCGTAAGAGTTAACTATTCAACAGAGTAGATAACAGCAACTTTGATTGTGCCTGTTGCAGTACCGCCACCAGTTGTGATTAACACATCTGTTTCAGCAGTTTGCTCGTAAGCAAAACCATCGATTGCGCCATCTTCTGACATGATAACTTTGCCAGCAGTCGCAGCAGCAGTTGCAGTAATATATCTATCTGCATCTGAGCTATCGCCCACCGCTAAAGTAACGCCAGCACCTAACGCATCGTGATGTATAACTACGTCATACACAGTTGCGCCTTTTGGTAATCTAGCGACTGAAATGTCAGAGCCTGAAGCTAAAGAAGAAGCTTCATACGTATCATAAGTTACTCTTAATTTTCCATATGCTTCTTTACTTGCAGTGTTCACTACAGGTGTAGAAGTAATATTGGTAAAATTAACGCCTTTTACTGATGCCATAATTTTAGCCTCCTATTACGCTTCATGCGCTTGTATGGTTACAACTTGCTCTTCTTCCATTCTAGTTGCGCCTACAGACATACATACGTAAACCTGAGTTGCGTAACCTTTGTCAGCTCTTTCATCAATTCTAGTCATCAAATCTTGACCTAAAGCCAATTTGATTGCTTGTGATGTGAACGCTAAACAAAGTCTTTTAGAAGACGATAAGTCTAACCTGTTTGATGTAATGAAATTAAAACCAAGGAATTGGTTAATTTCGCCATTTGCTAAAGCTTTAACAGTGTTGAAATCACTTGAAGTCACTTCAGTTGTTCCTAACAAATCAGAAATTTGTTTTGGACCAACAACAATATATCTCTGCAAACTTGGGTCAACAGAGTTACTGTCCATGATTTCTTTTGCTTGTCTTAGTTTAGCAATCGTCATACCGCCAGTTGATGCTTCAGTAATCTTTTGAGCAGAAGGAAGCGCAACAGTAGTTGAACCAGTTTCTCCTCCATAAGAATCACCAGAAACAGCGGCGATAATTTCATCATCAATGCTTCTTCCAAGAGCCATTGCTGCGGCAGTCGCATAAGATGAAGTTGGGTCAATTAAAGTTCTGATTTTATCTTGGTTGTCGATTAAATCAGCGTACTCATAATCAACCATTGATACTCTTCGTCTTGAGTGTGGAGTATCGATTTGTGGCGTATCACTGTGTCGAGTAGTTCTCTTCACAGCAGTTACAGCTCCAATTCTTTCAAAGAAAGCATTTTTGCCTACCACAGTTTCGACATCAACCGCACCTCTAAGAAGAGAGCCTTTTTGCTGGCTAAGCATCATCACATTGTTCGAATACTGTTGAACAAATGATGTGGTGATTTGGCTTGACATAGCAAACCTCCTTTTCTTGAGTTAATGTTTGATTGATTGTCGATTTGATTGTCCTCTTACGAGGTTCTCGTCTTTGCGTTTATAGTCTGCAATTAGACTTTTTTCTTAGAAGGCTCTTTACGAGTTGTCTTCTTTGAAACTTGTTTTACCCAATCATAATATTGGTCAGCGACTGGTAATGGTTCTTTTCGCTGATACTCAGGTGCAAATTCAGTTGCAAGACGCAAACATTCTAACCTGATTTCAATATCGGTGATTTCTTGTTCAGCTGGTTCAAACTTAGTCATTGAGTTGCTGCCTTAGTTTATAGACTTCATCAACCGCTTTTCTATGGTTGGGGTGTCCTTTATCCCAGTAAGCTGAACCTGGTTCAGTTAATTCTGCGATTTCTTTTTCTATTTCACTAGCAGTTAAATAAGATGAACCATCACCTTTAATAATTTCATCTTCAGATAATTTATCTGCAAGTTCAGAGAACGCTTTTATAACAGTCAAGTTATCACCTAATCGTGAACCATCTTTTAAAATTGTATTATTTAAAAAATCTTCACCAAATGAACTTGTTGCTAATTTTTTAGCCTGGTCCAAACGTTTATGAAACTGAGGACCATATTCTTTTTTAAGTTCTGCTTCAGTTTCTAATTGTTTAGCTTGAGCTTGCTCTTCAGCTTTTGCTGATTGAGTAGCGTTCATTTCGTTATAATATTTAATTAAACTCTCAGCTTGATTAGGAAGTAATCCTAATTTGTGAGCCGTTTGATTAAAACCTTTTAGTTGCTCTTGGTCAATTTCATCTTCTTTAAAAGAATATTTGTAACCATCAGGAGTTTCTGGTCTGCCAAGTTTATTATAAACTTCAGCCCAGTCTTCAGGTGTAGCGTGTTTATTTGGAACTGGTATTTTATTTGCTCCAACTAATTTTTGTGAATGAAGATAACTTTTTACAAAATCTTCCATGTTCTTAAAATTTTGTAAAGATTTCTCTTCTTTAAAACTTTCAGGAATTAAATCTTGAAAGTTAGTCTGAGTTGTCTGCTCAGGTTGTTGTGTTTGTGTTTCCTGAACAACAGCTTCTGTCTGTTCAGATTGCACCTCTGGTGCAGTTGTCTGATTTTCCATTTTAACCTCTATGTTTTGGAGTTGATGATGCTTTTTATCCAAACAAGAATACTTCTTTGTCCTTCAAAAAAAGCACTTTCGTGACTATCACCTTTTACATGAGTGGTGTTAAACTCGTGACATCTCTTTGATAAGTCATCTAAAACTTGTTTACCTTGGTCACTACCAAAAACGATTTTGTAAGCGTTTTTTAAATCTTCTATTTTTTTATTCTGGTTGCTCACTTACGACCTTTGCTAATGGAGCTGCGTTCTTTGCCATTTGTGTTTCCATTAATTGTTGTTGCAATTGTGCTTGTTGCATTTGTTGTGCTTGTCTTTGCTCACGTATTTGTTGAACTTGTTGGTCAGATTTAATAACTTTAGCTGGTAAGCCTAGCGTTTTTATCAATTGCTTCACAAGTCCGTTCTCATCAATGAAATCCATTACAGGCAGCATTTGTGACATTGAGCCAAATAACTCGATACCTCTCATCAAAGAATTTAATTCTTGAGACTTTTGAGCAACCGCCATTGGTGACACATATTCAATATCAATTTCTTGGTTTGCCAAAATTTCTGGCGCTGGTAAAAACAATCTGTTTCTCACCATAATATTAAATACTCTGATAATTAATGGCTGTAATAATTCTGACTGTAGTCTTCCAAGTACAGGACCAAGTATTCTCATCTTTTCTTCGTTACGCTGCATAACCTCAGTTGCAGTCATGTTTCTATTTTCTGTAACTAAAAGTTGGTCCACATGAAACATTCGACCAATAGCTTGTCTTCTTTGGTTTTCTGAATTTAATGTAACTTGTGTTGCTTGTCCGATTTGTAATGGTTCAATTCTATCTCTGCTTCCGCTTCGGTAATAATTTAAACTACCTGGAGACATACGAATTGGATTTAACATACTATCATCAGGAACAAGTAATGGTGGGTCAATCTGTTTGGCTGCCGCTTTCAAAGCGTTCTCCACCATTTTATTTAAAACCTTAATATCAGGCAGTGCGTTCATTGCAGGACTTCTGCCGTAGATTTCTGTCGAAGCTTTTAAATAACGTGGTACGACATATGATAATTCTTTAAAGCCACCGATTGAAATAATGTGTCCTGATTTATATTCAAAGTATATGCTTTCAAACGGCATATTCTTTTTATCCATTTTATTTTCGTCATAGTCTCTTCTTGGTTTGACAACATGGACAAATTCGAATTCTTCAAACGGTTTCTTTTTAACCGTATCGTTTATTTCTTTTGATAAGTTTTCTAATCCAAACTTTGCAGCAGCAGCTTGTGCTGACATTTTAAATTTACGATATACCGTATCAACAAAACCTTTTTCGTTTTCTTGAATAAATAATTCTTTAATATGTCTAGCAGAGAAACGAAGTATATCTTCTTTATCTTCTTCAATAAGTAAACACGCCGTGCCGAAAGCAATTAAATCGTGATAGCTTTCAAATATTTCTTGTTGAAAATTAGAACGAGCAAAAGCTACATACATTCGCTCTGTTGCATCTTCTAACCATTCTTTTGCTTCATCGTTTTCGTTTAAACGAGTTTCTTTAAAACGTAGAGAAAACCACCTAGTAGCGGAAGAAGTCAGCATACCATGTAATGAAGCTGCTAATAACTCTAAGGCGTGAACAGCCGTTGCATCAAATATTTGTACGTTACGTTTGTCGCCTCTTTGCCTCTCTTTAGTTATTTCAGCTTTCCTTGGTAGTACCAGGTCCGATACTTCTTGCCAGTGGCTCTCCCACGTGGACCTTAATTCCATAAGCCTAGATAAATTATCTTTTAGAGAAGATGAAAGATTTCTGTATTCTTGTGATTGCATTAAATTATCCTAATAAAGTTTTGTAACCGAGCATCACATCTTCGTTAGCTCCAACAGAACTTGTTAAAATTGTAGAACGTCTGGCTCTTCTTTTTCTGTCTAATGATTGCTGAGCTTCAACATTATCATCTTTTGGAGCGTCCATCTGTGCTTGTACTTTTGGCTGCTCTTCACTCTTTGGTGTTGGTTGTGGAGCTGGTTTATTTCTAAAAGGATTGCCACCCATTATTTCTTTTCCTTCCTGGTTAGGATTGTTTCTTTTTTCTTATTTCCTTTTTTTGCTGCATAAGTCATTCCAGCAACAATACCTGCACCAGATAAACCAGTTAAGATTGAACTTAATTTAAAATTATTTTTTCTTTGTTTATCTATTTGTTTTAATCTTTCAGGAGTTATATCTAAAAGCTTAATAAGAGTTTTATCGTCCATAATTAACCTCCTAATAAAGTTTTCTTTTTAATATTTTCATCAGCCACATCATCTAAGCCTGTGCCAGTAAGAATAGTTGAACGTCTGCCTTTACGGTTTCTGTCTCTTCTTCTTGCATCTTCTAATTCTTGTTTCTCTCTTGCTTCATCTTCAGCAGAAGGAACATCATCAGGCTCAGGCATCACCAAAGGTGGTGGTGCT